TGCATGAACATTTAAGTATACAGATACCTTTTGCTTTTTAGCAAACATTCTAAACTCTGAGGCTACCTCGTAATCATACTCATGTGTACCCACTGCTTTTACAAGCGTGTGCTCTTTTTTTAATGAGTTGTAAGGGTCAATCAAAAGACATTGGTAATTCCATGCCTCCTTGATTGCTTTAGCTTCATTAAGTAAGTCTTTGTAATTGTAAAGTCTTGAGTTGCTTATAAGTTTAAAGTGTGACTCTGCCCAAGAGATTGCTTTGCTTATTTTTATCTCTGAGGCTTGGTCCACTGTTTGACCCATCTTAAATTCTATAATCTTTCTCATGATACTCTCAGGAGTATTTTCAGAAGAAAAAAGTAGAAATCTAAGTTTGTGTTTCATTGCCCAAACTACAAAGAGGTATATTATAAAAGTAGTCTTACCTGTATTTGCATGACCCATACAAAGTACAAAGTTGTTTTGTAAATATCTATAGTGATTGTCTATACCCTCTACTCCTATAGGTAGACCTTTTTTAATTCTACCATACTTGTAGTCTAATATTTTGTTTAGGATTTCGTTGCCTTGAACTATCATAAAAAAAAAGGGGAGATTTCTCCCCCCTATCAATTAAAATGGTAAGTCTGATGTGTCTACAGGTTGACGAGATGGGTTCTGCTCTTTATTAGAAACCTCTCCAATCATCTCTGCTATCTTCCAACCTTGCAGGTTAGTGTAATACTTTCCTTTGTACTCATTGCTTCTTACGTTAAAAGAAACTGCTACACTGTCTCCATCGTTAAACTTTGACAATTCTTTTACTTTGTCATTTATAAAGTCTAATTGTACTGTTTGTGGGTACTTGTCATTTGTAGTTAATAACATACTTTTTTTAGTCAATGCTTTGATTTGTTCTTCTTGACCAATCTTTTGAATTTTACCTTCTAATTTTAATTCCATAATTATTCTGTTACATGTTGTTCTAATATTGTAGCTGTTTTTCTTAATTGTTTAATTTCTACCTTGTCAGCTATTACAAGGTCCACTGCCATTTTAAGCGTAGATTGTCTAATGATGTACATTTGCGTTTTGTCCATAATAAAGTTGTTGTTTAAGAAGTTTGTTTTCTGTTTTGAGTTCTAAGAGTTCTCCTTGAAGCTCGATTAATTTTTGATATAAGTTTTCCATATCTCAAATATATGAAAAAATGTTAATAAAAAAAAAGGAGGGTTTTTACACCCTCCCAACAAACAATCAAAACCAAACTAATCAAACAACGATTTTACTCTTATAATGTTCTATAAGTTCTTCTAGCTCAAAGATACTATGTTTTTTTGTTTCTTGACTTTTAAGGTAAAGTTTTTCTGATAACTCTACACCTAAAGCTCTTGAGTATTCATAGATTGAACCTTGATTAAACCTATTACAGTATCTACATTGTATAAATACATTTTGCTCATCATACCTGGTAGACATATATTTCCTTGACCTAAAGTGTCCTGCATCCATCTCTTTCCAATGTTGTTTCTTATCACATGAAATACACTTAGCATAACCATTGTTATCAGAATCTCTCTTTCTTATATACTCACTGAATATTCTATCCAGCTTTTTAATTAGTTTACTTCTTGTTAGTTTACGCATTATATATATCCAAAATCTTTAAGGATTTTGTCATAAAAATATTTATTATTTTATAGACTTCCCACTATCCCACCAAAGTTAGATGCTTTTTATTTAAGATGTAAAATATTGTTTACAACTACTAACAATTATCTGCCTTGTCCCTTGTAGAGCTTCTTGTAAGTCTTAGAGTTTTTAAGTAAAGATGCTTTTTTAGAATGTCTACCTTTTCTTTTAACCTTTTTTTTCTCTCTAAAAATGAAAGTTGCTTGACCTGCCATTAATCAAATGTAAAATAAATTAAGGTTAAAACTGCTAATATACAATGTGGACAAATCATTTCGTTTTATCTTTTATTTTTTCATAAGTCCTTAAACCACCTAATCCTAACATACCCATTAGTACAGTAAATAATGGTTCTGTTTCTAATACAGGAAATTCAGTATCTGGATATATAGTTTGAATAATTGGAAAGGCAACAAAGTGATAAGCAAATGCAAGAGAGCATACCCACCCAACAGAAGGACGCCAACCACTAACAAATAAGTTTCTATGTTGTGCTTCAATTTCATTAATCTTAGCTTGTATTTCAAGTATTGCATTTGGGTCTAGTTCTTTTCCTTTTATAGCTTCTCTTAGTTCCATAGCAAGACCTCCTATAGCTGACTTGCCTTTGTTTCTTCCTGTGAGTAAGCTAAGTATTGTTTTAATCATTGAGAGTGCTTCCTACTGTATCAGTTTTAGTAAGTCCATATAACAGGCGAAGATTTCCATAAGTCGCTTGAGTCGACATGGATAAATGAGGAGGCAATCCCAATTCTACGGAACCCTGCTTCTTGTAAGGCTGTAAGGATAGTCCATCTATCTGCTGAGCTTTTGCAGACAATATCTGCTGCCTCTCCTTTAAGATGGCTTGAGTTTGGACTCGCTGAATATCCTCTTGCACTAAGCGATTGATTATATTCATCTGTTCGGTATCCAGAAGATATTTTGAAGGGTATACCAGCAATCCCTCTTGCAACATCGAGCATCGAAAGGAACTTCCTATCCATATTAGAAGCACCAGAGTTAGGCAAATCTGGAGAGTCAAATTCTTCATATTGAAAGTGTTTAAGACTCATCTTTGCATTCGTTTTTACATCCACACTTTCCGCTTTTGCAGTCATCGTGGTCTAACGTAGATTTAAGCAGCAATCTATCTATTGTGTCATCTTGTACTTTGATAAGCATACCTTCAAGCATATCTTTAGAAGCAACTAGCATATCAATTTTAGTTTCTAAGTTGCTTATCTTTTTCTTTGCAGCATCAAGGTCATCAGGGTTTCTTCCTGTGATACTCGCTATGACCATTGCGATTGATGCGGCAATCATGCCTATGAGTGTATTTACTATTTGTGCGTTTTCTTGAGGAATTTGATATTTAGATAGATATAACAATATTAAAACAACCAAGAAGAACACTAAAAGGCTTCCAGCAAAATGTCTGATATCTTTTGCAGCTCCATTGCGTAAAACTTTCATTTTTTAAGTGCTTTATATATTTGTATAACTGTAAAAATTAAAGTAGCAGACATTACAAGCATTTGTAAAAATCCATTTACCTCTGACACACTAAAAGCCAATGCTAAAATATTAGCAGAATACAATCCAAATATTTTCATACCATCATCCATATCATTTGATTGCTAAATAGATATAAGTATTGCTACTTTCGTTAAATACATTACCATCAAAATCAAAGCCTGTTGAAGTAAGGTTAAATCTAACATCAGTATTTTCACTATTACTTGAATCAGCTTCTAATCTTTTATCAGGTCTTCTAGTATCAAAAATAAACCAACTTTCAGTAGCTGTTGTTCTTTTAATTATAACAAAACTTGGTTTAAATCCTACATCCTGTGCATTCCCAGCAAGACCTGTCCCTGCATAACTCCCTATCTTTTGATAACCTGATACGCTGTGGAAACAATAAGCCACATAGTTTTGTGCAAGATTTGAATAATAAGGGTTAAAGGTTGTAGAAGTTGGGTCAGCAACTGAAGAAACGCTAAATGAACCAGTTCCATCTAAGTTACCACTTTTAAAAGTGCCACCTATATTAGCTTCGACTTGCCAACTATCAGTCGCAGTCCTTGATTTTACAATTACTATATCGGGTGTTTGTGAAAGTCCGTGTCCTACTGTATCGCTTGTAACATTTCCATTTCCTGTTCCTGTATAAGTAACAATACTAAATCCAGCAGCAGTATTTGCACTTACAGAACTTGTAATGTTTGCACCATTTGTATTTGAAACAGGTGTACCTCCACCTTTCCAAACCCAGCCAATTATTGAGCCACCACTTGTGTTCACACTCCCTGCATTTGAAACACTTCCTACAAAAAATCCATTTTTTTCAAAACTTGTAAGGTCATTACTTGCACCTGAAGAATTTTCTAAAAAAGTATCATCAGAATATAAATATTTTGCCCTACCTCTGACACTATCAATTAAAGCGTGTGAGTTGGTGCCTGTTCTATTTTTCACCCAAACTAATCCACCGCTTGTTTCCAAGTCCATTCCTACATTAGAAATATATTGAGTTGCATTAGTTCCTGTATACAATACAGCCTTAAAATTACTTGTATCTGTTTCAGGCTTTTCTTCGGCAAGTTTTAAAACATTTGCAGCACTTAATTCAGACCCAAAAATTCTTACTTGGTCAACTCTACCACCTATAAACCCACTACTAAGCGTACCACCAATAGCGAAGTTAGTATAACTTGCAATAGTTGAAGCAGCAATACTTGATGCACCTTCAATTTCTAAATTTCCGTTTACATATATTTTTAACTTATTTGAGCCTGTTGTCCCATCCCAAGTTATAGCACAATGATTCCAATTTGTTTTGCTAAATAAAGTTGTACCTGTTAAAGAACTTGAACTTGCACCATTATTAACTACAGCAAAAAACTTTTGTTGAAAAAACCCTGCAGTCAAACCTTTACTTAAACTTGAAACACCACTTCCTAAAATGTAGTGAGTTTCTCCACCTGAAAGCGAACCAGCAGTATTGTCATTATTAAACCAAAAAGATATTGATGTTGCACCAACAGGAATAACAGGGTCTGAAACTTCTATTTTACTGCTACTTCCGTTAAACACAGCAGCTTGACCATAGCGACCAAAACGATATTCTATATTTGATTCTGTTCCGTCATTTGTTCCCTTACTATCCTCTGCTGAATTGTCTAATTTGTAATAAGCAGCATTTGTAACAGGATAATCAATGTCATCAGTTGTAGATGTATGGACACACGCTGTTTCTCCATTTCCACTATTCCATAAAGTATCCATTTCGCTTTGCAGAAGTGCTTTGGAAAATATCCTCACTTGGTCTATTGTGCCATCAAAGAACCTAGTAGCACCTGACACTAAGTTTTGATATCCAATAGATGCTCTTTCTGTAAAAACATCTGACCTTGTAGGTGTAAAACCTGTAATGCTTATTTCAGGTGTTGAGTTTCCATCTAAATAACATTTTAAAGAACTACTGCTGCCATCATAAATAAAAACTACTGCTACAAAATGCCAATTTCCATCACTTACATTTGTTGTACCATCTGTAGCAATTACAGAACCACCAATATGATAGTTTAGAAGTCTTAAAAAGTTTGCATTTGCTTCTGTAAACAATGTCCAACCAGGTTTATTTGAATCATCGGTAAAAGCATTTAAAATTACCCCCATATTACCACCTGAATAACTTGTGTTAAACCAACAAGAAGCAGAAGAACTTGATGTACTGTTTGCTGGTAGTATAAGAGGTAAATCTATTTTACTACTACTACCATTAAATCTTGCACCATTTAGAGTCTTTCCTGAAACTCCGAAGTCAACGTTAGAAGGTGTGCCATTGTATACCCCTGATGTATCACTTGCATCGAAATCCATTGAGTATAATGCCTTGCCACTTGAATCTCCAAATATGTCAGTTGTTTCAGTAAGACAAGCTGCTGCCCCTCCTGTTTGTATTAGTCTTTTGCCTAAAGCCATTAATCAAGTTTTACAGGGAAAAAAGTAGTATCGTAACTTAAAAGACTTTCGTATTTCTTTTTAGCATTTATTTCTTTTTTCTTTTTATCATATTTAGCTATTATTTCTGCACGTTTTGTTTTAATATAATCATCAATAGTAATATTCCTTTTTGATTTTCTAGTT